CAGATAAGTCTACTTCTTCGTTTAATAACTTATCTACACTCACACCACGATATCTTTCATCCAGTAAAGTCTCTGGTGAAATATTATATTGCATTATAAGATGAGGATATAGACTGTTCAAATCGAAAGACACAACCCAATCATACACACCCGGTTTTGGTTCCTTTACATATGCACCTGCATACCTATCTGCTTTATCTTCATCCTGTTTTGGTGGTATAACAATGTTCTTTTTCTTCAAGTCGTTGTATATAATCATATCCCACATACGAACCTGATAGAATACGTCATTGAAGTTTACTTTAGCATCAAATGCCATGGTCACAGCAAGTTCAATCAACTTCATCTTCTCTTCAAGAGAGTCAACAAGTTTTACGTCAATGATGTTATATTCTACAAACTTCTGCCAACCATTAGTATAGAAATCTTTGAAGGTATCATGCTCAGAGTGGTCTAGTTTCTTCTGTCCAAGTTCTACAGATGCAATGTAGTCCAATCTGTATGATTCTTGTGCCTTATATGTGAACTTCTTGTACAGATCAAGGTAGTCTAGGACAGTAATACCTGCAATATCATACTGTATGTGTCCTCTACCCTGTATAAAAATCTCTTCATGAGTCACTAAACCCCATGGTGATAGTTGTTTTGATGCTTTCTCACCTAGAATACGAGTGATTCTCTTTGCAAGGTATGGTATATCGTATAATGTACAGTTCCATCCTGTAATAATCTCTGGTGTGTTCTGTTGCCAGTATGCAAGAAATCTTTGTAGCATGTCATACTCATCTATACACCTGATATATGTTACATCTTCATTTTTATTGTCAAAAGGACCAACACCAAAGGTAAGTATCTTCTTTGATGAGAAATCAAGTAATGATATGAGCAACATCTCTTCATCACATTTCTGTACAGACGGGAATCCATTCTCAGACTTCACCTCGATATCAATCGTGACGAGTTTCATGTTGTTGAGATCAAACTTTATCTCATTCTCTGGATACTTATCTGAAATATATTGGTAAATGTATCTACGGTTGCCATAGATAGGAAACTTTTCTATATTTTCATGCGATCTTATAAATTCTCTACAATCTCTTACGTTTCCGGGTTTTACCTCACCAACATACTTTCCATCCAATGTTCTATACTTTGTTTTCTTCTTACTGGGGACAAACAAAGTGGGTTGAAAGTCATCTCGTAATGTAAATGACCTACCATTCTCATACCCACGAACCAGAAAGTCGTTGCCGACCATCTGAACGTTGGTGTAATATCTCATTTTACAGTGATGCTAGGTTTTGCTGTAAGTGTCTGATACTTATCAAGTTGATCCTTGTCAGGTTGTACCATTGTTAGTATACTATCAGAGTGTATCATTAATTCTTTCTGTGTCGTAAAACTAGGCCACGATGTCAAGAAATTTTCACCATTTTCTTGCTTCAATTCGTATGGTTCTATCAATTTACAGTCAGGTTCACCCATTTCCGAACCCACTTCCTCTATTCTTGCAACAAGAACGAGGTGATTCTTCAATAATAATATTTGTATCATGTCAAAGATAGGTTTCTTGAATTCAATTGTAGCATAGCATCCCTTATTTTGTCAATATAACCACTATTTCTCAACTCCTTGAAGACTAGGTTCTCAAATCCATACTCACCGTATGCATCAAGCGATGCCTTCCTTGCTTCTCTTAATTTTTTCATTATAGCACGTAATCCGACACCATTATCACTATCAACCAGTCTTTCTATCTTACTTTTGATGTTATTTGTCTTTTTTTCTAGTTCTTTTTCGTCTAATTCACCCTCAAACTTCTGTGGTTCTTGTATAAATCTATTTTTTAGTAGACTATAGACACCCTGACTCTGTTTTCTAGTGATTCCGGGTCTCTCAATGTATGGTTCTGCCTGTACACCATAGATTTTGACATCATGAGTCAATTCCCACAAAGTTTTCTTGTCCATGTAGTAATCATCTAAGAATTCTGGGTCACAATCAGGCACATACTTAGGATCTACCACTAAATGCACGTCAATATCCGAATATTTGGTATAATTATACCCTGCATTGCCTCCTAGCATCAAAATATCTACAATTCCTTCCTCTGGTATCTCTGCATAGTCTGCAAATGCCTTTCCAAAGTCCATTAATTTCTCTCTGACTATGGATTTTAGACCAGATGGACCCCAAAATACTGGATTTAATTTATCTCTAAACTTCAAAGTCAGATCCTCGTTCAATCGACGAAGATCTGACGCTGAAATGTGTTTTCTTACCCTATTGAACACAACCTAATTGCCTTTTTAGGTATTTAGAGCCACTCCTTACGCTGCCTATGCTCTGGAATGATTCTTTCTATATCAACAAGGAGTAATCCATCCTCAAAATTTACATCTTTTACTACCAAATCATCTGGTACTGCCCATGATCTAGTGAAAGATCTTTGTGCAAGACCACGATGCATGTAATCCGTGCCCTCTTTCTCAATTTTCTTTCCCTCGATGATAAGTTTACCCTCTTGTGTGTAAACTTTTAGTTCATCTTTCTTAAATCCTGCTAATGCTACCTCTAATTTATACTCATGGTTTGATACCTTTATAGTATTATAAGGTGGGTAGTTAGAATTTTTGAAATGTGAATCGAAATCGCTGATCCAATCGTCGAATCCGATCATGTTTCGTCTTATTTTGTTGAGATATTCTTGTGTATCTCCAACTGTCAACGTGATTCCGTTGTCAAACATAGTGACCTCTTTAGCGTCTGTGAATAATGTCCCCGAAGGCGACACTACTAATTATACACGATACTATTTTTTGAGGGTTCGGTTATTTGGGTTCGGTTGTTTTTCTTTTTCCGATGTTATATTTTGTTTCTAACTTCCAATCACCTTTTTCTCTGTATGAAATTACTTTTATTTGATTGAGAGGTGCTATATCAGTGACCATATCTGATGAAATTACGTTGACCAAACCCCAATCTGCTAGTAATTGTACGATTCTATTTCTTCTCTGAAAATCATTCACACTAAGATTTGCTTTTTTACCATCTAAAGCAAAAAGTTCCTTGAAGTGAACTATAAAATACTTACCTTGTTTATGTAATATGTGACAACTTTGATATATTTTCTTCTCTTTTCTAGACGCTACTCCAATTCTTGTCAGTGTTTCTCTTACTTTCAAAAAATCATCAGGTTCTGCTAGTGCAACCTCGATCATTTTACTAGGTGACCAATCATAAATTGGTTCAATCACCACACTCATCTCAATCCTCCAGTGTCAAGTTTTTTTCTAATGAATTTCAACTGATCTTCGGTAAGTAAAGAGAGGACTTGTTTTGCCTTTTCATCACTGTAACGATAATATTTCTTGATTAATTCAAGATTATCTAATTCTTCCTTTTTAATCCAAGGAGAAAATCTTTTCCGCGATCGTAAAATATTTAGTAAAAAGTCGTACTGTAGTCTCTTATCTAAAGAATTGTATATATTCATCTCATTAGCATATAGCACAGCATCCATGTGACCTGCCATACATCTGTTCACTATAAATGCAGGGTACATTGAGTCAGTAACCTCTGGATCTTCAAACAAATTATTCTTTTTGTAGTTGATTGAGTTCAACCAATCTTTCAGTTCTGGTTTCATGTCAATCCTGATGAGTTGAGTCTATCATAGTTATAGCAACTTCCAAATGAGAATTGTGTTTTTGGTTCTCTGTTGTAATTGAAAAGTAATAATTCCTTTCTTTCTTTTTGTTTGGACATATAATCACCAACAGATCTCATGGTATATGTGTGAGCATATTCAGATGCTGACCACTTGCTAAATCTATCTTTGATAAGTTGTGATGAGTTATATGATATAAGCATCTTTGCAGTTCTCTGATCACATTTCTCTGCAAAATCATCATGATCGAAAGTCTCATGCATGTCACCTTTCTTACCATACAAATTAGAATCTATTTCATACGGTGGATCAAGATATATAAATGCATTCACTAGGTCTGTTAGTAAGATTTCGTAGTCATCATTTGTAATTGTCCATCTTTGAATGATCTTACTGTATTGGGGTAGTTTATTGATGCCTCGCATACTGAAGTTTTGGATGCTCGCTTGACGTGAGAAAGATGAAGACTCAGTAAGACCACTGAAACTACACTTATTGACGATATAAAAAGCAATAGCACGTTCGAGATCGGTAAATCCTCTATCATGTAGAATAGACTTGCTATCCTCGAAGAGTATTCTACAGTCGGAGGATTCTCTTTTGATATCTGTGAGTCTGGTCGCAATTTCATTACCTTGTTTTTGTAAGATTTGCCAAAAATTTGTCAACGGTTCGTATAAATCATTGACCCAGATGTTCAAGTGTGGGAATGTAGTGCTGATGTGTAATGCTACAGAACCACCACCTAGAAATGGTTCACGATACTCCTTACAATTTGAAAGATTTGGAAAAAAATTTTTGATTTTACCAACTGCTCTAGACTTACCACCCGGATATCGTAATGGTGTCTTGAGATTGGTCACTTAAATTCACACTCCATCATAATTTCAGTCATCGCTGCTAAGAGATTGATCTCTTGATCAGCAACAAAAGCACCTTGGTATTGATACTTTGCAACAACTAATACTGCATGCGGTATAGTTGCAGGTTTCAACACATTATACAACGAATCGTAAATATTTCTCAGTATTGTGTTGGGATCATTATCTAAGTTCTGTACAATCCACTTTCTTACATTAGGAAAATCTTTTCTTTCAAGGTATCCCATCAATTCTTTCGTGTTTACATCTGATAGTTTAGATAATATACCAGTATCAATCTCTCCTCCTGCTGCATATCTCTGTACTTCATTCAACACTCTCCTCCAATCAGGAAAGTGTGTTTGTATAACTGTTGCTAATACCTTTTTATCTGCTGCAACTTCTTCTAAAGATAATATCTCATTCAATCTTTTGAAGAACTGTGCTGCTATAGTTTGTTTCTCCTTACCATCTACACCAAAATCTATGACCGTGCATCTAGAATGCAATGGTTCTATGATTCTATTCTTGTAATTGCACGTAAAAATGAATCTGCAGTTCTTATAGAACTGTTCAACATTTGCTCTAAGAAGCAATTGAACATCATGGGTGGTGTTGTCTGCCTCATCAATGATGATAACCTTATGCTTGCCCCTTGACGTAAGGGAAACAGTTGAGGCGAAACTCTTAGCTTGATTACGCACGGTGTCGAGAAACCTGCCTTCATCCGATCCGTTGATAACATAACTATCTAGTCCCATTTGCTTGCACAGTGCCTTTGCCACCGTAGTTTTTCCTATGCCGGGAGGTCCAGATAGGAGCATGTTTGGTAGTTCACCCTTTGCTAGAAAGTCATTGAATGTTTTCTTGATTCTCTCAGGTAGAATACATTCATCAATTGTCTTGGGTCTATATTTTTCAACCCATATAAAATCTCTATCCAAAGTCATCAATAATCAAGTTTGCGGAAATAGCAATTCTCTTTCCTTTCGTCTCAGGGACAGAATGAAAGAGAGACCCATTCCATAATAGTAGTGTACCAGATTTCGGTTTGATTCGCAACATGTCAAATTTTATAGGTGCAGAGTCCTCATCTGCATATGCATAATAACATGATGCCCATGTGCATGGATAGTGAGTGTGTCTTATAGTATGATCACCCTCCTCATACATCAGTGCCCAGAAATCTTGTACCTTATACGTGCATAATTCAAGTCTACTGAAAGACTCAGGATCAGATATCCTTGCTCTGTCAACTCCGTCTAAAATTTTATCAATGTATGAATCAAATATTTTGGTTTGCTTATGTGTCTTGTATGAACTTCTCCATGCTTTTACATTAGATATTTCACCTTCGGGAAAATTATTTCTATGTTGCTGTATGTCCTCAATAAGTTGATCATTATCAATATCTAACTGCATAGAATACACAGGCATATTGACCATGCACCTATGATTTACCACATCCATTCTGGTCTTCTTGATGGGTCACGTAGATAGTTATCTCTTGCCCATGGTTTTGAGTAAATGTAGTCTTTGTATTTTGTAAAGATATCCTTACTGTCATCATGCTTGAACTCATCAGGTCCTGCAAATACAAACTCAGTAGGATCAGAATCTTGAGGTGGAAATATTTTTACTGCATGCTCTATAGTAGATTGACAACTATGCTTCTTACCATACCTGTGTGTGTACTCATTACACAACGCAAGACCATGCACAATCAACCA